GTTCGCGCAGATGGTGGATCTTCAAACCCTGATATCGAAATACCGCATCCCGATGGAAGCAGCAGTCAAACGAACCAAGAACCTGAAAGGGAAAGCACTGGTTATGAATTCGATGACGTCATCGCCACCAGCGGAATCAGAACTGGTCAAAATGGCACCGTTATGTCTCCTGGAGTCATATTATCGGCCAACCGGCGACACGAACTCGAAATCATGGTCGGCAACCGTAGGTTTGTGCACAGACCATCAGACGTGCACATGCGATTGTTGCGTGAACATGGATCCACATTCGTTGGCATGTTTGGAAATCAGACAGTCCCGCGTGATGGAAAAGCCGCAACAGAATGGATCAAACGGCTCATTACTTCTTTGTCGAACAGAGTCGCGGTTGCGATACGAATCGAGTCCGCTAAGGCAAATGGCACGCATGTACAAGGATCAAGTGCTGATGAAGTATATGCCGGAACATCTGGAGCCGCTGCCGTTCGAGGAATGGGTAAGTCGGTATCCCGAGGCCAGACGAGAACAACTACGCGTGGCTCGGGGCGAGGTGGAACAAGAGGGCGGTCTGCTAAACCGCGACGCCAAAACTAAGGTCTTTATAAAGAACGAAACAACGAACAACTTTACGGATGTCCGAAATATTACTCCACGCTCAGACAAATTTCTGAGTGTGATCGGACCCTATATCTCCGCGATTGAGCATGCAGCCATGGCCTTACCTTTTTTGGTTAAGGGTCTCAACGTGAAAGAGAGAGATAAGCGAATGGAGGAATTATTACAATATCTTGATTTCCTCGAAATAGACTTTGCTAGATTTGACATGTCTATAGGCCATGATTTGCTTGAATGTTTTGAGCATTATGTCCTGGGATCATTCTTTCCTAAAGATAAACATCCGTTGTTTCATGCTGCATTAAAAATGACGCTAATTACGTTCGCGACAAATTGGTTTAAGTTGTTTTATAAGATTGAAGGCACGCGGTGTTCCGGAGATGCTCACACGAGCATCGGGAATGGTTTGTTAAACCATTTCGTGACCTGGCTATGTTTACGTAAACTCCCAAAAGACTCTTGGC